ATCGAATTTCTCATTGTCGAGCGTGAACGCTGTCAGCGGGCCGGGCTCGGGCCCGTCGCTGACCCATTGGTCGGCGAACCGCTGGTAGAGCGTTTCCTTGACCTCGCGCCACACACTCATCGTTTCGGCCTCGGCTTATTGGCGCGGGCAGCAGCGGCCCTGCGCATGCGCGTGCCGAATGAGGCCGCGCGGCTGTAGGTTTCCCGGATGGCCTTCTCGATTGCGATCTGGACAAAGCCCCGGGGCGATTGCGGCGAGTGGCCGCGATTAAGCGCGCCGATATAGGCGACGTTGTTGGTCGAGAAGATCGGCCCGTCCTTGAGCCGCCAAGCCAGCACCTCATTCTCGCCAGCCGCCGCCAGCTTGGCCCGGGCGGCGACCTCGGCGGGCGTGGGGCCCTCGCGCGGGTCGGCGGGCTCGCCGGATATGACATTAGGCTCACCGACGCTCGGCAACCAGTTGGCCGACGCCCACCCGGTATCGATTGGCGTGCCAAGCGGCGGATTGCTTCGCAGATTGGCGTTCAAATTCAGACCGAGGGCGATGATTTCGCCCTCGGTATATTTCTCCAGATCGGTGACAATGAGATCGATCTGGTCGGCCATGATCAGCCGATGACTTCGGTATCGGGTGCCTGGCCGCTATCGGGGGCCCGGCTCGCGCGGCCCTCAATGATCTTGCGTTGCAGATCGGCCTTGTTGTCGTCGCTTTCGATGGCCGCGCCCTCGCGCCCGGCGATCAGGCGCAGATGATCGTTCGTCACCCGGTCGCCCTTGCGAGCGCCAGCCTCGCGATCATCTTCCTGCCAGACGGACAGATCTTCCGGGATTTCGAGGTTGCCCAGATCGACCGTCGCGCCATCGCTTTGATCGGTCGCATCGGCCAGAACCCGCGCCGCGTTCTGCTCGGGCGTCTCGACCGGGGTGGGCCGGAAATTATCGGCGGGCACAGCGACCTTGCTGGCAAAGAGGCGGCGGGCGGTCGCTTCCGTCACCTGTCCGGCGGCCTCGGGTTCGTCGACGATCGTCAGGCGCGCGCCGCGATTGAGGTTGAATCCGTGGACGGTCTTGAACGTCGCCATGATCAGCGGCGTCTCGGCATTGAAATCGGTCATCGTTGGCTCCTTCGCTTTACCCGGCCCCTGATACACAAAAGGCCGCCCCTCGGGTAGAGAGACGGCCTCGGGGGGTTATTTGCAATCCCTAGTCGGTTGCCGGGGTCCAGCCTTCCGGCGGCCCGGCGTCCAGCAAGGCGGTGCGACGCTGATTGGCCGCATCCTTGCCCTTGATGCTTTCCGGCTCGGCCAGCCATGGCGCGGCGACATTGTAATAGCCGCCGCCCGAATGGGTGGCCGTCACGGCATCGCTATAATCGGGCGCCGGGGCCTCGGCCTGATCGGCCGGCGCATCACTTTCGGCCTGTTCGGGCTTGTCGGCCTGTGCGCCATCGGTCTGATCGTCGGCCTGATCGGAGCCATCCTGCGCCGCGTTATCGGCGGTATCGGTTTCGGACTTAACCGCATTGGCCTGCTGATCATCGCTGCCGCTGGCGTCGCCGGGCTGGCCATCCGACCCATTGTCGGCGGTCTGTGCGGCGTCTGGGTCAGCGGGGGCCTCCCCGCCCTGTTCGCCGGTGTCCTCACCAGCGTCACCAGACGCCGCAAGCCCCTGCTCGGGCGACCAGCCTTCAGGCGGGCCTTCCTCGCGCAATTCGGCAGCGCGGGCCGTTGCGGCCTCGGCTCCGTGGACCTTCTCGGGCTCGGCAAGCCACGCGGCCTGCACATCGAAATAGCCGTTGTCGCCAGCGGCCAGATCAAGCGTCACGCCGTGGTGGCTGATCGGCTCGCCCTCGTCGTGGATTTCGCGCTGGCGTTTCTCGGCGTCCTCGCGGCCTTGGACCTTTTCGGGTTCTTCCAGCCAAGGGGCGCTGATTTCATACCAGCCGCCATCGAGGTCGTCGATTTCGACCTCGGTGCCGCCTTCGATCCAGCCGAGCGGTGCGCCTTCCTCGCGCAATTCCGCCAAGGCCTTTTCGGCGTTCGTCTTGCCCCTGATCGTCAGGGGCTCGTCCATCCATGGGGCGGTGATGTCCCAAGAGCCATTGCGGGCCGCTGGCTTCATTTGGACGGGATCGGGTTCTGCCTCGGGGGCAAAATTGACCGCGCGCGATTCATATTGAGCGGCGCGCTGGCGGTCGGAAATCTTGGCCGCATCATCGGGGTGGGGGAATTGGTCGCCGACCGCATAGGGTCGGCCCAAATAGATGAAGCCCCGGGCAACCGTAAGATCGCGTTTCGGGTCAAAGCGAGGTCGAACGGGCACGGGGCTTCTCCTATGTTTCAGGCTTATTCGGTAGCGAGAACGTCGCTGATAAAGACAGCGAGGTCGTCCGTCACCTTTTTCATGCCGAATGCCTGGCGGCTGTGGAAATAGTCGCTGTAGGCGCGACCGTCACGGCCTCGGCTAATGACGCCACCCATGTCGTTGGTCTGGCCCGGGACGAGGCTATCCCACGCGAAGGTGGCGATGGCCGTCGGGCTGTCCAGCGTCGGGTTCGGTTCGATATAACCGAGCCATGCCGAGTTGGGATCGACGATGTAGGTGAAATTCTCACCGCCGGTATCATCGACCGAAATCGGCTTTTCGTCAGCCGTGTTGTAGATCGCCCGGGCAACGCGGAGGTTTTCGATTTCGAACATGGCCGCCATGACCGCGTTCGTGATCGCCGCGCTGGACGTATATTTGATGCGATCCACGAATTCCGGGTGGTTCTTGAGGCGCTTGCGGACATTGGAGCCAAGCACAAGCGTGTTGGGTTCCATGCCGGTCGCGGCCCGGATCGTCTCTTTCCAATCTTCAATATCGGAAAGCGGCGAGGATGCGTCGTCGGCCCACGAAAGGAACGACACGCCTTCTTCCGGAGCCGAGGTAACGCCAGCGACTTCCTGCGCCCAGACGCCTTCTTTGAAGAAGGTGGTCGCCCAGATGCGGTCGGCGCGGATCATCTGCTTGGTCGTCAGCAGGCGAGTGGCGTTCTCGTCGAGGCGGCCTTGCACGCGCGAGTTCTGGCGGGTGCGATCGTCGATGACGTGTTCAAGCGCCCATTCCTCGGCGACATAGGTATCTTCCTTGATACCGTAGCCGACCTGGACGGGGCGGCCACCGAGCGGACGCACCTTGGCCTCATCGCGCCAAAAGTAGCCCGGGGGGTAGACGTTGAATTTGCCCGCTTCCTGCGTCACCGGGATGCGGCTCGATGCTGCGCCAGCGACGAACACGCCATCCTCTTGCATGAGGCCATAGCTATAGTTCGTCAGATAGGCGTCCGGGTTCGTGTCCCCGGAGATGCTCTTTTTAAAACTCATATTCCCTTCTCCAAGTCACGAAGCCCGATTGGGGGCCTCTTTGGGGTTCGCTGCTCTCGGACCCCCCGGGAATTATTGGCCCCCGTTAGGGAGCCGGCACGTCGAGGTTGCTACGATCAACTTCGATGGTGAAAAGCACATCGGCGCCCGACGCGGCGCTGATCGCCGTGCCGAATACCTCGGTGCCCGCCGTAGCGGTGATGAATTTGCCAGCGGCGTTCGGGGTGACTTTCGCGCCGATGGCGACAGCCGCGCCAGCAATGGCCTTCAGCTGGTTGCCGGTCTTGATCGACGACGACAGGCCAGCGGCCTTGCCCTCGCTGATAATGCCGTCGCAGCCATCGCCAGCGCCGCAAAGATTGAGGCCGGTCGGGGTCCGCTTGGCGGCAAAGAATTCCTTGCCGGTGAGATCGACAGCGCCGGGGACCGCATCGGTCTGTGCCCCGGTGAAACGTTCGGTTGCCATGATGGCTATCCTTCCTTCGTTTGCCCCGCCGGGTCATTCCAGCGGGGCGGGTTTCGACTGATGGGCCCGGCTTATTCAGCCGCGTCCATTTCGGCGTTCTCGGGGTAGGCCTCGGCGAAGATTTCCGGCTGCTCGTCGCGAACAGCAGACATCGCTGCGGTCTTGCTGATCTTGCGTTCGGCAGCGACCTTGGCGACAGCGGCGTCATAGGTCTGGCGAGCCTTGGCAAGATCGGTCGGGCCTTCGCCGCCCTCGGTGGTGCCGAGCGATTTCATCATGGAACCGCCCGCCTTGTTCATCTGCTCAAGCGACTTCAGGATGCCCTTCGCGGCGTCGCTATCGGCACCAAGCTGGTCAGCCGACTTGAGCATTTCGGTCGAAATCGCCTTGGCGACGTTCGGATAGGCGGCGGCACGCTTTTCGATGGTGCCGGTCGCATTTTCCTCGCGCAGCTTTTTGATTTCCTCGGCCTGCGCATCCATGCGCTTTGCCATCATGGCAGCGACCGCACCGTCCGACTTGCGGATCTCGGTGCCATCGGCGCACTTGTAGAGAACCGGGTCGCCCTCGTTTGCCTTGGTCACCTCGGTCGCGCGATCATCGGCGGACTTTGCGATGAACGCGCTCTTGGTCGCGTCATCGGCCAGGCCGTCGTAATACTTGCGGACATCGGCGGGCATTTCGAGGATGGCGATCTGGCGCTTCATCGCGTCCATTTCGTCCTTCTCGCCCTTCTTCTTCTTCTTGTCGGCGGCCATCTTGGCCAGATCGGGGTTCGCGTCGAGGGCGTCGAAATCGTCGAGCGTATCGGCGGCTTCGATGATGTCCTGCGCTTCCTGTGCGGTCGACTTGGCGATGGCAAAAGATGCCACAGCCGAGGCGAGGGCGGCCTTCGTGGTAATCGTCATGGTTGGCTCCTTGGGTTGGGGCTGTGACTCGATCCAGCCGGTTGCCGCCTTCTGGATCGCTTTGCTCATTTCGTCGTCCGAGGATTTCGACCCCGCCGACCGGGCGGCGGCAACCGCCCTGTCTACCAATTCGTTGACGCTGGCGACATAATCCGTCGAGGCCGTCGAGCCATCGCCGCCATCGGAAAGTTCGTCCGTCAGCGCGGTGCGGAAAGCATCGTTGCGTTGCCAGAGCCCGTCGAACGTATCCCAGAAGGCGCGATTAACGCGCTCGCTGACCATCGCGCCATTCAGGGCCTCGTCAAAGGTCGCCTTGATCAGCGGGTAGTGCGGCGACAGCTTGGAAATGTCGGGCGCCCGCTTGATGATCGCGACCGTCGCGTGTTCCTGACAGGGGCGATCAACGGCGGCGATCTTGGTGACGGAAATGCGGTTCAGAACGCGCTTCGTGGCCATCAGGCCGCCTCCTCGATTTCATCGAATTCGACCCGCTGGCCCTCAATCGAAAAGCCGGTGTAAGTGCCGTCGCGGAATTTCGCGAGAATGTCGTCATCGGCGGGGTGATAGCCGACGACCAAGCCGGTCTTTTCGACCTGCCAGCCGAGCGCCTTGGCGATTTCCTCGGTGACGGGAAACTGGAAATAATAGGAGCCGACATCGGGGCCCGCGTGCATATCGTTGCCAGCGGTCTGCATCCCGGTCTCGGCGGCATCGACCGCCGCCTTGAACATGGCGTCCTCGGTGATGTGTTCGGGCACGCGCTGGCCCTTGTGGACGCCCTCAAGATCGACGTTGAGATCGTAATATTCGACCAGATTGCCGTCGGCGTCGCGGTTCTTGCAGACGATAGCATAGCCAAAGACGAGGCCATGCTCGTCATCGACATTGATAACGTCGTTCACCTTGACGATCTTTGACCCGATCTGGCTCACCAGCGACTCCCTGCCTAGCGCATTCTGTGGTGGTCAGGGGGTTGCCAGATCGAAAA